AGCCGTTGCCGTAGCCGTTGCCGCTGTTGCCGTGGACCCAACTCACGGGATAAAAGCGTTCAGGGCTGGTCATCACACCAGCCCCCAGTCGTCCGCCACCGGGATGCTAAACACCTCTGAACCGGCAGGAACATCGAGGTCCAGGATGGGCCGGATATCGGCCTTGCTGCCAACCGGATCTTTCACGACTGCCGGGAACCCGACGCTTTCCCAACGGAACAGATTGACCACGCGGGTCATGTATATCCTGCCGTTCTGGCGAGTAACGTCTCCCGCGAAAATCCAGCCACGATCCAGGACCACGACAGCCCGTGTGCCGGTGGTGCGTTTGGTAGGTGCGTATTCCACGCCGTTGATTGTGATGATGTCGCTCATTTTTTTTCTCCTATTTGAGTGTTGTGTTGATGGTCGAGTAGCCGCCGCCGTAGCCTTTTTCGCTGCCATAGCCGTAGCCATAGCCGTCACCGTCACCGTAGCCATAGCCGTAACCGTTGCTGTAGCCGTGGCCATAGCCGTAGCCGTCACCGTAATCGTAACCGTAGAAATCACCGTAGCCGTAGCCGCCGCCGTAGTTGTAGTTGCCACGCACAAGATAAAACCGGTCAGGGCTGGTCATGTTTTGCGCCCTAGTGTCGTGTCGATAGTCTCATAGCCATATCCGTAGCCGTCGCCGTCGTTAAAGCCGTAACCACAGCCGTTGCCGTCACCGTAGCCTTCGTTGCCGTAGCCGTCGCCGGAACCGCCACCGGGGCCGTAGCCTTCGTAGCCGTCGCAATCGTCGCAGCCGTCGCAGCCATCGTCGTCGTCGTCATCGTCATCATTGTTATCATTGTCATCGTCTTTGTCGTCGTAGCTATAACCACAGCCGTTGCCGTAGCCGTCGCCGTCGTGGTAACTCCATTCATCGCCGTCGCCCGTATTATGGATGATGCTATACTTCACAGGGTAAAACCGATCAGGGCTGGTCATCACGTCGGCCCTCCATGTTGGAAAGCCGCGCTTTCAATTCACGAAGGCGATCCTCTGCCCAGCGCACGTCTTTTTGATAAATCCGCAGATATTCCTCTGTCTGAACGATATTTTCGCGCAGACGTGCAATTTTATCTTCTTTGTTCACTTCAATTCTCATTTTAGCTTTCAAAACCAATTCCTCAGCCCGGCACACATGGTCCCAGGCGTTGAAGAGCATTTCGCTTGTCTTTTCGTCATCGCTCTTCAACAGGTGTAAATGATACGCCAGCCGCTCCAACTGGCTATAGATTTCGTTTATGTCCATCATGTCTCTCCTTGTCTGGTCCGCCCACCCTCAAACATTTTTTCCAAAGACGCAAGAACTTTTTTTTATACTTTATGAAGGAAATATAGGGCAAGCTAACAGATTGCTTTTTCCTACCTTGGCGTAGTATTACCAAGTCAGAGGTAGATAATGACCGCACCTGCCACTACGCCGCTCACGTATAACGGCTACGTCACGACTGTAGCGACTATGGCAGTCCTTCCCACGCAGACGGTGGGCGGGATCGTCAGCACGACCGATACGCAATTCAATTCCGTCATCCCGCAGATGTTAAACTATGCGGAACTGAGAATCCAGCGCGACCTCGATCTGCTGCAATCCCAGGTCGAAAACGACACGTATAGCATATCCTCGGGCAGCAATCTGGTTCAGATCAGCATCAACGACTTTGTCACCCTGCAAACCGTCAGCGTGACCGCTAATGGCGCTACGACGCCCCTGTTGCCGGTGACGAAGCAGTATATCCAGAACGTCTACCCATCGTCCTCCACGACCGGCGTTCCGGCTTATTTTGCCGTCTATGGCGGCGACCTGACGACCTATGGCGACACATATCAGAATATCATCGTCGGCCCCTGGCCGGCAGCCACCTACCCGCTCGTCTTGACCGGCACGATCCGGTTGCAGTCCCTGAACGCCAACAGCACCAGCAGCACGGCGGCAAGCACGAACACGACTTGGATTTCGACCTACCTACCCGATCTGCTCTTACAGGCCAGCATGATCTTCATATCCCAATACCAGCGCAATTTCGGTGCGGCCAGTTCTGACCCGAGCATGGGGCCGACGTATGAAATGCAGTATCAGACTTTATTGAAGGGTGCCATGGTCGAGGAGGCCCGGAAGAAGTTCCAAAGCACCGGCTGGGCGTCTGAATCGCCTGCGGCGGTTGCTACACCGACGCGGGGCTGACGATGCCTCGCGCAGCACTGCAACTCATCCCTGGCGTCGATCAGAACGAGACCCAGGCGCTTAACCAAGCTGCCATCAGCGAATGTAACCTGATCCGCTTTATATATGACAAAAAGGGGCAGGGGCTGGTTCAGAAGCTGGGCGGGTGGACGGCTTACTACCCGCAGCCTATCCAGACGATCACCCGCGCCTTGTGGGCTTGGGAAGATACCAATGCCGTGCAGTATTTGGCGCTGGGCAACCAAGCATCAACATCGAACCTGCAATCGTCATTACAGATTATCAGCAATAGTAATCTGACAACTATTACACCGCGCACTCTAACGACCAACCCTTCTCTTAACTTTAGCACAGTTAGCGGCAGTTCTACTGTTACTATTATTGATAGCGGTATATCAACAAGCAGCTTTGACACTGTTTTTATTTCAACGCAGGTCAGCATCGGCGGATTGATCTTGTCTGGCTTTTATCCGGTGACAGTTGTTAGCGGCACGACGTATACGATCCAGGCGCTTAGTTTGCTTGGCACGCCCGCCCTGGCGACCTCGACAGTGTCGAACGCTGGCGCTGTTCCGCAATATACGACAACGAACAGTTCATCCATTATCACGGTGACGCTTGCCAATCATGGGTATGCGGTCGGCGGCACGTATTCTGCGTTGCTCCCGACCGTCTTCAATGGCGTGACCATCTTCGGCAATTACACCGTGCAGTCGGTTCCATCGACCAGCACGTTTACGATCCAAGCATCTACGACCGCCAATGCTGCCAGCAGCGTCTATGAGAACGGCGGGTATGCCAACCTTGTCTATTATATTGGCTTTGGTCCTGTTCCTGCTGGGACCGGGTATGGCGTCGGCGGGTATGGATCGGGCGGGTATGGGTCTGGCACGGCGATCACGCCGACCACCGGCACGCCGATTTATACGAACGATTGGACGATAGACAATTTTGGGCAGATCATGGTTGCCTGCCCTGTTCCTGCATTAAACGTGGTTCTGAACAGCGTATCGACTGTTGGCAAGTCTGGTAGTTCTGTGACGTTTACCTTCAGCACCGCATTTACAGTGCCGGTTGGCAACCTCATCACTGTCACCGGCATGTCGGTGTCTGCCTATAACGGCACCTATTCGGTTTCTTCCTCGACCTCGACTTCGGTGACGGTTGCTTATAGCGGTAGTGGGTCTGGTGCTGCGAGCGGCGGTGTGATTACGACCATCGACCCGGCTTCCGGTCCAATCTTCTACTGGGACCCGACGAGCGGGGCGACGACGGCCACCGTCATGTCTTACGCGCCGCCGGTCAACGATGGCATCTTTGTCGCCATGCCGCAGCGGCAGATCGTGGCATGGGGCAGCACCTTCACTGGCATCCCAGATCCATTGCTGATCCGCTGGTGCGACGTTCAAAATTTCAATTCGCCGGGTTCTTGGATCGCGCAGTCCACCAATCAGGCCGGGTCGTATCGGCTGCCGAAGGGGTCGAAGATCGTCGGCTGCCTGCAAGGACCGCAACAAGCTTTAGTATGGACCGACCTTGCCATCTGGTCGATGCAGTATATCGGTCAGCCTTACATCTATGCCTTTAATGAGATCGCCGTTGGCACGGGCATGATTGCTCGCAAGGCGGCGGGCTCGTTCAATGGCGTTGTCTATTGGATGGGGCCGACGCAGTTCTATCAACTGTCTGGTGGCGGTGTGACGCCGATTGCTTGCCCCGTATGGGACGTAATCTTCCAGGACCTCGATGAGACCAATCTTCAGAAAATTCGCTGCGCGGTAAATTCCCGGTTTGCGGAAGTCTCGTGGTATTACCCGACGTTATCCTCGGGTGGCGAGGTTACGGCTTACGTCAAATATAACACGATGTTGCAGACCTGGGACTACGGCCAGCTTGGGAGATCGGCCTGGATCAACGAGTCGGTGCTTGGTCCGCCGATTGGGGCCGATCCTTCGCAGCTATATATCTATCAGCATGAAACGTCGCCTGATGCCGCCAACGGCACCCAGGCGGTTGCGATGAACAGCTATTTTCAGACCGGTTACTTTGCGATCAGCGAAGCCGATATGAAGACGTATATCGACCAGATTTGGCCGGACGCTAAATGGGGATACTTTAACGGCACGACAAACCCGCCGACGTCATCGCCTTCAGCGACATTAAATATCACATTTTATGTCGCTGATTACCCTGGCGCCACACCGCAGGTTTTTGGTCCCTATCCCGTTACCCAGGCTACGACATGGCTTTCGCCGCGTTTCCGGGGGCGTTTGGTATCGGTCTTTATCGGCAGCACTGACACCGGCACTTGGTGGCGTATCGGCAATATGCGCTATCGCTATTCACCTGACGGGAAATTCTGATGTCTGGCTCATTAACTAATATCCTGACTGCCGCGCAAAACATCGTCACCGCGTTGAACGGTGAGGCGCAGACGACCTTGCAGATTGCCGGCAACAAAAATGTGACCGGCATGACGGCGCAGACGGTTGTGTCGATCAATCCTGGCCGCATGTGTTCAGTTGCCGTGATTGTCGCCGGGTCTGCTTCTGGCTCGATCTATGACGCATCCTCGACCGCGACGGCTACGTCTGCGCGATTGCTGGTGACGATCCAAAATACCGTCGGGGTTTATGTCATCAACATGCCGGTTGCTTACGGCATTGTCGTCACTCCTGGCACCGGCATGACCGTGGCCGTTAGCTACTCGTGAGGTTGTCATGCCGTTGATGAAGGGCCGCAGCCAGAAGACGATCTCTTCCAATATAAGCGAAATGATTCACGCCGGACATCCGCAGGATCAGGCGGTTGCTGCCGCATTGAATGTGGCCCACAAATCCCGCGCAACCGGCGGCGGTCTTTACGCAAACATCCATGCCAAGCAAGAGCGTATTGCCCACGGTTCGCATGAGCATATGCGTAAGCCCGGCAGTCCCGGCGCACCTACGGCAAAGGCGTTTAAGCTGGCGGCGAGGACGGCAAAGGCCGAGGGCGGCAACCTCATGGGCTACCCCAACCCAATTCCGCCTCTAAACACGTCACCGCCCGGCATCCCTGGCGTTGGTCCTACGCCGGGTAACATTCCACCGATCCCCAAGCCGCCTATGCCGCTGGGTGGCAAGACGACCAAAGTTCACGTCGGCCCTATCCACAGCGCCGTTGCTGGCCGCACCGACCACCTGCCGATGCACGTTCCTAGCGGTGCTTACGTCATCCCGGCTGACATTATCAGCGCGATGGGCGAGGGCAACACGAACGCCGGGTTCAAGGTAGCGAAGTCGATATTCAGCCAACCTTTCTATGGCACCCAGGGCGCTGGCAAGGGCATGCCATATAAGCAGGGCGCTATGCCCTACGGCGGGCATAAGGGCATGCCATACGGCGCTTCTGCCGCCCCTTACGGCCAACCTATGCCGGGTAAGGCTACGGGCGGTTCGACCGGCGAAGTGCCGATTGTTGCTGCCGGTGGCGAATACGTCATCCACCCAGACGATGTTGCCAGATTAGGCCGCGGTTCTCTGGATGACGGGCATCGTATACTTGATGAATTTGTGAAAGGATTTAGAGCAAAGACCATTAAGACTTTGAAAAACCTCCCAGGACCAAAACGTGATTAAGCAATTACAGAAAGTGTTCTTTTATGTCTGACAATTTGATTGTGCGCGTTGCCAACAAACATGATGTTGACGACGTTATGGCTTTGACCATGTCGTGCCATGTTGAAAATGGGTTCGTGAATGCCGACGAGATTAAAATATTGATAGAATTATGGCCCGCGCTGGTCGGGGTAGGTGGCGTTGTCGGCATCATCGGCGGTCGTGGCAAGCCCTTGGAAGGCTGTGTCGTGCTGCGGACGGGCAAGATGTCTTACTCGAATGAGGATGTCTTGGAAGAAAAATTCCTGTTTGTTCATCCAGAATACAGGTCTGCCAAGGGTGGTCGAGCAAGGTTATTGGCCGAGTTTACTAAGAGAATAGCAGACGGCCTTGGTATTCCATTGATTATCGGGGTAATAAGTTCTCATAGAACTGAAGCCAAGGTTCGGTTATATAAGCGTCTGTTTGGCGAACCTGCCGGGGTCTTCTTTCTTTACGGCGCTAAGACGGGTCTCAATATGAACCACCCTGAAGTGGAGAATTGAAGTGGGCGGCAAAAGTTCGACTAGCACGTCGCAAGTATCTATCCCGCCGCAGGTCCTGGCTCAGTATAATACTGTCACCAGCCAAGCCAACGCGCTTATGGGGACAAACCCGGCAACGGGCCAGCCGAACACGCCATTTCAGTTCTACAGCACGAACCCCAACGCCTTCGTTGCGCCGCTCGATCCGACCCAGCAGGCTGGTATTGCGGGGACCAATTACTACGCCAACGCCGCGCAGCCTTATTATCAGGGTGCGACCGATCTAACGCTGGCGGGTGCTGGTCCTGCTAACCTCGGCGCGTTGCAGACCAATCGCTACATGTCGCCGTTCTTGAGTGACGTGTATGGCACTCAGCTTGCCGGCGAGCAGATGCTCAATCAGCAACAGGCGAGCGGGTTGCAGGGTCAGGCAATCCAGGCTGGGGCGTTTGGTGGCGACCGGTCGGGCGTTGCTGCCGCGAACCTTGCCTATCAGCAGAACCTTGCCAACAACCAGACGAACGCTGGGTTGCTACAGGCTGGGTATACGCAGGCGCAGAATACTGCCGCGCAGCAGCAGGCCGCGCAGTTGGCGGCGCAGCAGGCGAACCTTGCCCGCCTGACAAGTGCCGGGGCGCAGTTGGGTGGCCTTGGCACGGCTGCTCAGACTGCCGGGTTGCAGGGCGCGCAAGCGCAGCAGGCTGCCGGTCTTACCCAGCAGCAGACGGCTCAGGCCGGTTTGCAGGCGCTGTATAACCAGTTCCTTCAGGCGCAGGCTTACCCGTTCCAAACGCTTGGCGAACTGGCGAACATTTCGGAAGGCATTGGCGCGCTGTCGGGATCGACGACCACCTCGACGCAGCCGTCGTCGTTCTTCTCTGACGAGCGGTTGAAGGAAGACATTCAGCCGATCGGTGAAACATACGACGGCCAGAAGATAGTCAAGTTTAAGTATAAAGGTAAACCCGGTAAGCAGATTGGCCTTATCGCGCAAGATGTCGAAAAGCATCACCCAGATGCTGTTGGGTTGATGGGTGGGTATAAGACTGTTGATTATGATCGCGCTACTGATGAAGCTGCCCACCGTGGTCACTTTTACTCTGGCGGGTTGGTTCCGTCATCTGAAGGCGGCGCGGTTGGGATCGAGCATGCTGGTGAGGGGTTTGCTGATGGTGGCATGCCGGGAGTGGCTGCCCAGCAACTAAACCTTTACAGCAACCTTGGCCTGATACCCGGCAAGGGCAATCCATACATGCCTTCGACAGGATCGGGCGGTCTTGGCGGCATGGGCGGTGGTCAACCGCGTCAGTTGATGGTTGCCCATGAGCCGACGCAACATCAGCCGACGATGATGGATGCTGCCCAGAGCATGAGCAACTGGGCGAACCTGGGTGAAAAGGGCGACGCTGCGCTGTTTGGTAAGACTGGGGACGGTGGGTTGGTTGGGGGGATCAAATCCCTTTCTCAAGGCTTTCAAAATATCAATGCGGGCGGCACCTTTGGCGGCAATAGCCAAGAGGATGTCGTAAACAATCTACGTAGTAAATATGGCGATCCATCTCAACCGCCTCCTGTGGCTTCTGACGCATCACCCAGCACAAATTATCGTGGCGGTCGTATTCATGAAGCCCACGGTGGTCTAGTCCCGCGCCATCCCTATGCTGCTGGCGGCATATCGACGCCGTATGAGAACACCGGGGACGATAGCAAAGGGTATATGGGTGAAGCCCAGGATGCTCAGCCCGCACCGCCCAAACAGCTACAGACAGCCTCTACGCCGTCGCAAGGGCCAAGTGGCGCACAGCAGTTGGGTAGCCTAGCGGGCGGCATTGGAGGTCTTGCTAGCGGTGTTGGTATGGCTGCCAGCGGTCTTTCTAAACTTTTGCCGCTATTAGCCGCTCGAAATGGCGGCTTCATCCACGAACCTTACCACGACGACGCGCCGCACCATCATGGCGGTGGCGAGGGACTGATGGGCTTTGGCGCTCTTGCCGCACGCCGCCGGGCAGCCGGTGGGCTGGTGGGGCGGAAGGGGTATCAGGGTGACGGGGCGGTCACGGATGATACGCAGGATGGGTCGCAGGATGCGTCACAGGGTGTAAACCCTAACGGTCCATCTCTTTATGATAGGATTATTGGGCGACCGACGCGGCAAGAGATAATGGAGCGTTGGGCTGCTTCGCAAGGCGCGACTAACCCCCTTACGACCGGTTTTGATATGGGATTAAATCAAGACCAACTAGCAAGTCTGATCGCGCACCATCCCGATGATCCAAATTCCGTTCAAGCCATGAAAAATAGCAGACAAGCCGAAGTGGCTTGGCTTGCTACGAGACCGTGGGGTAATACTGCTGAACCAGATCGCAGTGGATTAGGCGTATTAAGCGATCCTTATGGGACAAATGTTCCAGAAACCATTGTCAATTCAGGACCCGTATCTACACCTGTTGCGGGTAGAACGGGGTCTTATCCTCTAGGTGATTATCCTTTTAATGAGCCGTCTGTTGCAGGTGGATTGGTGCCTGCAGGATCTTATCCTCCAGGTGATCGTCCTTTCAATGAACCGCCTGTTGCAAGTGGATTACCTGCAGGATCTTATCCTCCAGGTGATCGTCCTTTCAATGAACCGCGCTTAAATATCTCTCCGGCTGGTGCGGCCACCCCGCCGGGTGGCCTTCTTCCAACATCGTCCGTTGCGCCCTCTAACAATGCCGCACCTACGCCGGTCGGCGGCGAGGGGCAAACTCCAGCAGCAACGCGACAGACGCCTGAAGGCCCTGGCGCATTTGACAAAGGCGGTTGGATGGAACGCAACCAAAGCTGGTTGGTTCCCCTGCTGTCTGGCATCGGTGGCATGGCTTCGTCGAACAGCCGTTATCTAGGGTCCGCCCTATTGCAGGGACTTGGTGCTGGCGCGCAAGCGTATGAAGGCGTCCAGAACCAGATGCAAGCCCGCGAAAAACAAGCGGCTGAAACAACTGAGGCGATGACAAGGGGCAATCTTACGCAAGCACAAGCTAATGCTTACCCGACAACTGCGGCACTTACACAAGCTGCTGCGGCGCAAGGTTTGGCGAAAAATGCCATCTTTGAAGCTGGTGGACGCCAATGGGTTTTGAAAGCTGATGGCACGCCTGTTCTTTTGGGCGAATGGTTACAACACCCTAGCCCAACATTGAGCGGCGACGCTGCAATGGCAACAGCACGACGTTATGGACTAAATCCATCGGGTATTATTGATGATCCTGAATGGGCGGCGATCCGTCAGCAGGAAAGCGGCGGCCACCAATTCCGGTCAGATGGCATGCCTTTGGTTTCAGGCGCTGGGGCGGTTGGAATTGGTCAAGTCATGCCGGGAACCGGTCCAGAAGCCGCGCAACTGGCCGGGCTGCCGTGGGATGAAACCCGGTTCAAATACGATTCGGCGTATAATGAGGCGCTTGGCAAAGCGTATTATGCCAAACAGCGCGCAACCTTCGGTGACCCGGATATGGCCGCAGCCGCTTACAATGCTGGTCCGCAGGCCGTTCAAAGCGCGCTGGCCAAATCGCAAATAGATGGGCGTCCGTGGCTTTCGCATTTGCCCGCTGAAACCCAGAACTACGTCCCATCCGTTCGCACGCTTCGCCAGCAACAGCAGCAAGCTGCTACTCCAGCACCCTTAGGTGCTAATACTGGACTAAACGCGCCAGAAGCGCCAAGAGATGCTGCTCCTGGCATACCGTCAAAAGCTACTACACCGGGAGAATATTCTTATACGGTTCCCATAGGACCTGTTGGATCAACTATTGCGCGTGATGAAGCCAACTACGCTGCTATTCATGGAGATGTAAATCGCGAAAATATAAATAAAAATCTTGAAGAAATTAACAATCGTGCGGCAATATCACAAGATGGCCGTCAAAAAATGCTTGAACTGTTAGCTAATATGGTTCGTCCTAGCGGACCCTTAGCTACCGGTGCTGGTATAGAAGATCGTGCCAATGTGATGAATCTTGTTGATACATGGGCGCGTAGCAGCGGGTTAGACAAATATATGCCAAACGGGTGGGGTAATTCAGGCGCTCTTACCCAACAACAAGTAGCAGAAAAATTAATCCTTGCCCAAAGCGCACTTGAAGCTAGGGGCATGGGTGAACGTGCATTGGGTGCAATACCGCTTTTACTGTCAGCTAATGCCAATAATTCAATGACGCCAGAAGCCATAAAACAAATATTGGCAGATAGTTTAATTGGGTCACAGAGAGATATTGAGCGCGCTGCTTATGCTCGCAAATACGTTTCTACTACACCCTTAGGTATTGGATTGAACATCAATCAAGCATTTGATGCAGATCATAATATTAGTTCTTATTATCGAGATAGAAGTGCATTGATGTCAATGATGACCCCAACAGATCGGCTTATGACGGAAGATAAACAACCCCATTCACCCGTCCAATTTATCTTAGGTAGCCCTGGAACTGAAAAATCTCCTAATGCACAAAAAGCGTTTCGTAACCCAGCAGATATAGAACGGTTTTACAAAAATCCCGGTCTTTATCGCTACTTCTCTCCGCAGGTGATGTGATGCCAGCTTTCAATGACTCTGACATCACTTCTATTGATCAATTACTGGGGCAAAATGCCGCTTCAAGTGATAATTCCTCTGGATTAGACAAAATATTTTCCCCGGTTTCTGAAGAACCAGTATCTACGGAAAATTATGCCAATATGCCATGGTCGGAGGTGGCTGAAAAAGGGGTTCGGGCATTACCGTCTAGTGTTGGCAATATGCTTGGCGATATAGTGCATGCAGGCGCTCATCCTGTGGAAACGGCGCAAAATATTGGCATGCTTGGATTGGGAGCAGCGTCTAAAATTCCTGGCGTTGGATCAGTTGCAAATCAGTTATTTTCGCCAGAGACAATGCAGCAGTCTTCTAATGTCGCAGATGCAGTAGGAGAGCATTATGCTCATACTTATGGGTCTATTGCTGGATTAAAAGAAGCATTAGCCACTGATCCTGCTTCTCCCCTTATGGATCTTTCGACGGTATTAGGCGGGGCAGGAATTGCAGCAAAGGCTCCAGGCATTGTAGGTAAAGCCTCTTCAATAGCTGGGAAAGTAGGATCTGCGATTGATCCATTACAAAATACACTTCGTTTAGCAAAAATGCCTTTTTCTGTGGCAACAAAGGGTGTTGAAAAGGTTGCCCCATATATTCAATCTGGATTGACTGGCGCCCCTGTTACAGCGTTAAAAACTGCTGCGGCGGCGGGTGCTACAGATAATCCTGCGCTGAAATCGGCATTTATGCAACACCTTACAGGAGCAGGAAGTCGAGCAGATATTCTTGATGCGGTCAATGATGCCGTAAACCAAATTGCTAAAGATAGAAGTGACAACTATATAGCTGCTGCAAAACAAGCAGGGTTGCGTGGCGCTGATCCCGGAACTTTGCCTTCATTAGATTGGAGTGGAATTAATCAAAAGCTACAAGAAGCCTTTGATATGGCGCATCAAACTGATCCTGTTACTGGTATGATTTCTAAAATTGATCCCAATGCGGCTGAGGCATATAGACAAATAGCTTCAGAAATACACATGCGTCAATCAGCGCCTGAAGGATCATTGTTTCATAATCTTGAAGGTTTTGATGGGTTAAAACGGTTTATTGGAAATTATCAAGGAGGTTCAGTAAGCCCGGTGCAAAATGCAATGGCGACAAAATTACGCCAATCAGTAGTTGATGCTATATCTGCGGTGCATCCAGAATATGCCCAAATTATGAAAAATTATGGAAATGCCTCAGATCAATTAAAAGATTTGAAAGCACAAATAGGAAATTCAAACAGATTAGCTACATCTCAGCAAATGAAGAAAATTTTCAATTCCTATAAATCGCAGTCTGGTGAAGATCTCATTCAACAACTTGGTCAAAAAGACCCTCGTATTCCTTACATGCTAGCGGGTCATGCTCTTAGCGAATGGTTGCCGGATCGCATACGACAGGCGATTGATAGTCCTGCTGCACTTTATGCCCTAATGACGCATCCTGGTGCATTGCCTGCCTTTGCGGCGGCATCGCCAAAACTCATGGGAAATTTGAATTACGCCGCTGGGGCTGGCTCTAGAATGATGGGGAAATTACCCAGCATATCGCCATTGCAGGGCGATATAGCATATCAAGCATCGCAAATTAATCAGCAACCCCACGCCACCGGCGGTCGGATCGAGCGTGCAAGTGGTGGCCGTGCCGGTTTGGATCACAAATCCGCCGCAGAGGCTTTAATGCGGGCCGCAGAACAGGCCAAGAAAGCCGAGAACGAGACGACCGAACCCCTGCTTAACCTCCCCGACGAAGCCATCACGAAGGCATTGTCGGCAGCTAACGAGGCCATCTGATGACCAGCACCTTCACCGGCAACAAATACCTCGAAGAACCCGCCAACGGCGATTATGTTAACCTCTGGAACATCCCAAACAACAACAATTTCACCGTCATCGACGCGGCCCTCGGTCGGCAGGCAACAGTCACCGTTACCGGCGTTTCTACGACGCAGACGTTAAATGCGGTTGTCGGATCGCCGATCACCAACGGTGCCATCACAATCGGCATTTTCCAGTATCAGTGCCAAACGCTGATCTTCACCGGCACGCTGGGCGTCAACCTGACATACCTGATCCCGTCGGGCGTTTCCGGCATGTGGAACGTCTACAACGCCACAAGCGGCGCATACACCCTCACAATCGCCTCTGCCGGGTCTGTTGCCGGTGGCGTGACAATCCCGCAAGGATCAAGGGCGCAGATCCTGTGCGACGGGGGCGTGTCTTATGGGGTGACGGTAGCTACCACCTCTTCCTTACCCGTTGGCACCATCAATGCTTTTGCTGGCACGACAGCGCCGTCGCAGTGGTATCTTTGCTACGGTCAATCTCTATCAACGACCACTTACTCCGCGTTGTTTTCTGCCATCGGCTATACGTATGGCGGCAGCGGTGGGTCGTTTAACGTGCCAGACCTGCGTGGTCGAACCTTGGCGGGTCTGGATAACATGGGCGGCACAAACGCTAATCGCCTATCATCGGTCTTATCCAGCACAACGCTCGGGGCTGCGGGCGGCGATCAGAACCTTCAAGCGCATGCTCACGGCGTTAATGACCCGACTCACAGCCACGGAGTCAATGATCCAGGGCATATTCACGGACTAGACAATGTTTGGACTAATGATTCAGCGTGGCCTTTTGTCAGTAAAATTAACGCTTCACCAAATAATTTTTACGGACAAACTCAAACATCCACCGGTTACACCGGAATTTATCTAAATTACTCATACACTGGTATCAGCATTGCCAATACAGGTGCGGGTAGTTCGGGCAACGTCCAACCGACGGCAATCATTAACTACATCATTTATGCGGCGGCATAACCCGCCCCATCGTGATATTCGTTTGCGCCCGCACGTCGGGGTTCTGGTAGGTCCAAACCTCGCCGGTATCGTCCTGAAAGACGACCCACTGCAAGTGCGTCTCGACGCCATTGTCAATCAGGAAATGCGCCAACCCCTTGCCGCGAGGGGTCATCAACGGCAAGGGTGGGTCAATGCGAACGATCATTTTCCTGTCCATGCAGCAGAATTGCCATGTAAATTGTCATGGCAGCTTCTACAGACGGATTTCAAATCCCACGCCGGGGGTAGGCAATCCAAACCATACCGTTGGTGATGGACGTCTGTAGCCCCGGCGCTTAAGCACGCTTGGCATAGAAATCGGTCGCGGATAAGAACGCGCTGGCGAAGACATCTCCATTCATTCGACCATAAAAAATTGTTACGGTAATTTTTGCGGGCCTCAATATATGCCTTCCTTCGCTCTTCTGCGTATTTTTCTCTGTCTAGGTGTTGTATCTCATTGTATTGATATCGCAGTTGTTCATTCCAATCTGGGTAATCATCTGCCCGAAAATGCTCAATACGCTTCATTGAGCCAATAAGGGATCGACCGCATGTCTCGCATTGGATATGCACCGTCAACCCCTTACCCTTATTGATGAAGCGTTTAGTCATGCGAGCGCTGTCGCCACCGCAGTAACAGCCTCCATCAAGAGCCTTCTCAATTTTTAAACGGGCGTCTTCGGAAACCCTTGGGAATGGATGTGAGAGTTTCATTCGCGCTCGTCGTGTGGGCGGAAGCT